ATACTGTTCCGTCGTTTATGTTTGTAGTACCTCCGTTTCCATGAACAAGACTACTTGTTGAATATGTAGCAAAGCCACCGTAAACATAAGCAGCTTGAGTTTGAATATCTACAAACGAGGTTGTTCCACTGAAAGAAGAGTTACCTTTTACACCAATACCACTATCAAAACCTACGTTAGCGTTGTTGACGCTAGAAAAAACAGTTCCACCAAAATTAAAGCTTCTTACTCTGTCGCTACTACTTGAAACCGTAAAAGCTTTGCCAGCGGTTTCGTTTACGTATATTCCTTCTACTACACTCTCAAACTGACCATGTCTTATTCCTTTACCATCGTATACCGCGGTTCTTATATCCCAGGCTGTTGATAGCTTTAGCTGATGTACAGAATCGTAACCATTTTCTACTAACCAAACTTTTTTACCATCTTCACTAAAAAATAAATCTTCACAAGAACCTATATCAGCATTTGTGCCTGAAGAGCCAAAATCGTTTAAAATAAAGAAATCAATTAAGCTAAAGCTATGGCCTACAGATAGCGTAGACACGTCCCACGCGGTAGACAAGGTGTATTGTTGAATAGCATCTTCATCGTAAGAACAAGCCCAAAACATAGTTCCGTCAGGCTTGAAGTGTATTCCCGTTGGGTTTGCAAAAGTTCCCCCAGCGTCTGTTAGCCCTTGCTCCCTAGTATAAGATGCTGTAGAAACGTCCCAAGCAGCGCTCATTGTATATTGAACTACTTGGTCAGTGCTATGTCCAACAATATATAAGTATATGCCGTCAGGAGAAATATACATACCATAAGGATTTGGCTCACTGGCTGGCGAAGAACCTAAGCCAGTTAAAGCGTCTGTATATGTAGCCGTAGAAATATCCCAAGCTGTAGATAAAGCATATTCACCTACATCATCCCCAGACCTACCAAGAATATACATTTTAGTTCCGTCAGGCTTAAAGAATATAGCTTCAGGAGTACTTTCTTGTGGATTTACGTAAAAATTTTCAGGCTGAAGTTGCCATGTAGAGATGTCGTTATCATTATATTGTATAGAAGTATTATCTACGCCGCTTTCATTTCTAAACTTTATTACGTTAGGCGTGTCGTTAGTTCTACCAATGCAAGTAACTTGAAGACCTTGTATAATAGTACCGTTTGTTTTTAAAACTATACCTACGTTTTGTATTAAGTTAACACCTGTAGGCTTTGTTACAGTAAGACCACCACCTACAGCTACATATACAATATCATTTACATTGACACTACTAAAGCCTGAAATGTTTGTATTGTAAACACCCATTAGTGTTACTGTACCGTCTTGTCCATCTCCACTAGTGGATAATTCTGAATTTGTAATACCAATAGCTGGCATTTTAGAAGAATCAGAGGCATCAGCAATACCCACCTTTATTCTTCCGCTAGCTCCAATTTCTCCCTTAGAATATACAGGTGTACCCACAGGTATTGTAGCACCTTCGTCGTTTCTCACTTTCTCGAAAACTAAGCTAGCTTCTAACGGAGCTAGTTCTTTTATTTTAGATATTTTTGTTATCTTTGACATAAATATTTATTTACAAGAATTTAACTTAGCTAACTCTATTTCTAATTTATTTATCTTCTCATCAAGCTCGTTGATGACCTTTATCTTCTTTTCTAACCTTCTTTCTAAAACAACAATATCTTCTTCTAGCTGGCCTATTTGACTATAGGCTATGCCCATAGTAAATATAATACCGATAATCCAAATGATGTTACCGATACTTATAGTAAAGTCTTTTTTCATTATTGTCCGAAAAACAGCTTAGCTAATGCGGCAGCTACAATTCCATAAATAATCCACATAGCTCTAGATAGAGTTTTCCTAGCGGAAGTATTTTGGTTAACTCTGGCTGTTACTCCATTGTCAGGGTCAAGAAGATTTCTAGTTAGCATATCTAGCTTTTCATCCATCTTATCTAACTTCTTATCCATGTTATCCATCCTCTGTTTCATTAAAGCTATTTCTTGAGCTGTTGTGGCCATCGCTGTAAATATTAACTTACAGGCGTAGCTCTAGGTGCTAGATAAACTATGCAAGAGCCGCCATTTAATTCAACAAAGTCCCAGGTTCCAAATATTGTTACTCCAGCAGGGAAAGTGTGAGAAGTAGTAATTATTAAAGATTCTCCAGTGTCAGTTAAATCTGTTACCGCACCAAATGTATCTCCTGTCTCATCTTCACCATCAACTGTGCTTATAGAATTAGTTACACCGCCCATATTTTCTAGAGCTTGAAAAGTAGTTTCTTCTAAAAATGTTATTCCAGCAACGTATCTATTTGCTGAGTTTCCATTTAAGTCAACCTTAGAGCCATCTGCTTTTAAATATATAGAACCGTATTGACCAAGTGAAAATTCTTGGTATTTTGTTCCTGTTAATGCCATGTTATTATTTTTTTAAAATTCATACAAATATAACAAAATTATCTATAAACGATTTCTTTTCCCTCAAGAACTCTATAAAATCTACTAACTAATAGCTTTCCTTTTTGTGATATAGCAAATCTTCTTTCTCTATCGTGTGCTTTTTCTAAGTATATAAACAAATAACCTAACTTATTTAATCTAGGAACTTTAGAGGAAGCGAATCTATCTGAGGCTCTAAAATTTCTAACAACATAGGTGTAGTTAAAATATTTAATATCGTAAACATGAAAAAGGAACTCTAATTCATTTACTGAAAGACCGTAAGCATCTCTAAAGTAATAAAGTACTGGCCTATAGTTTTTTAGGTATCCAGGATTGGGCATTGATTGAATTTAATTGTTTTGGCAAAGTTAAGTATTTTATTGTATATTTGCTGATAATTAATTTTATTAAATATGTCTACTTTAGAAGGTAAAAATATAAGCGAAACATTTCAGACTTTATTAAAAACATCTGCTGATACTGGTATAAACTCAACTATTGGAACAATAGAGGATGGTCAGGGTGTAAAAACAAGTTTAAGTTTAGGGACTGATTCAGCTGCTATAAAAAATGGTTATTTTGGCATAGGAATAGAAATTCCCACGACACAATTACATATAGTTAGTAATGTCTCTCAGCCTGTTTTAGTTGAAGACGGAGTAGGTCATGACCAATTTTATATTGGAGACACTCTTTCTAACTTTAATGTCAAAATGGGTGATATTACTGGTTCTTCTTCTGGTAATGATACTTCGTTATATGTTAAAGACTCATCAAGTAGTATTATAGCTAAAGCTACTAACGTAGGTATAAATAACGACACTCCTTCACATTCTTTACATGTAGGAAGTAATAGTGGTACAGTAAAATTTTCTTTAGCTTCTAACACATCTGCATTTGATGTAAACAATTTATTTAAAGTAGACACAGCTAATAATAAAGTTACTATTGATGGTGACCTTATAGTTGAAAAATCATTTAGCGAGGCTCCAGAAAGATATACTTTAAAAGAGTTTTTTGAACAGAGACCAGGAGTTAATGGCAGTGTTGGTATAGCGTTTAATAGAAACTATGAGATTACAGGAACAAACGCCACTGATAGTGATGTTACTTGGAATGCTGGAGCCGTAGCAGGATTATTCATTCAAACGGACGGAGCTTCTGGAGATGATATAATTGTTCAGCCTCATACGGATAGTAATCAAACTGCTTGGAAAAACATTGGATGGAACACTCGTAAATCTTTGATTTATGAATCTTACGTTCAATTTATAGATGTTGCAGATATGGCTTTCATGTCTGGCTTAAAATTAACTAACGCTTGGAATTATGCTACAGATTCAGACCAGGCTTATTTTTATTTTGCTACAGGAGATACTGTTGAGGGAGCAACAAATACTTTAACAGATAATACTAAGTTGCATTTTATATATAGTGTTGCTGGCACTGACTATATAACTAACTTAGGTCTCAGCGTGTCAGCTAACGATAAGTTAAGATTAAAAATTGAGATTGATTCAAATAGACAAGTGAGTGTTTTTGTAAATGGCGCTCAGTACGGTTTAGTTACTTCCGCTACAGCAGGAGGTGGAACAGCTGCTAGCTCTACTACAAAATCAAATGCTTTGACTGACGATACTGAGCTAGAACCTTTTACAGGTATAAGTGCATTAGCTGCTTCGACTAAAGCTTTTGGATTGATTTACAAAAAGTTAAGTATGCTTATATAAGCAATACTTTTATATATTAATTAAATTAAATAAAAAAATGAAAACAGAAGACCTTATTAAAGAGGTTGGTACATCTGTAATAGATTTGCTAATCGAAAAAAACAGAGCCTACGGAGATAGTGCGACTAATCCAGTAAACATATTTGCTAAGGGCTCCCCTATCGAAAATATCTCAGCTAGGCTAGATGATAAATTGATGAGAATAAAAAACAAAGGTATAAATGACCAGACAGAAGACACTGTAAATGATATTATAGGATACTTAATATTACTCAAAGTAGCTATGATTAAAGATTCTGATTCTGATACTCATGAAGAATATCAATCTTTATATACATCCTCATGGAGCTAGTAGAAGACATAAAACCTATAATTAGAAAGATTACTATAGGAGACATGAAGGAAGGATTGACTTATGTTGTTGGTCAAACAATGATGAGAGGTCAGTTAGAGGTAACAGCTATAATACAGGATGAGGCTGCTTGGTATAAGCATCAACAAGTTGTATATGATGTTTACGTCAAAAGAGACGGAGAGAGTTATTCTAAGCCTTGGAAAAGGTTTTTCTCTCAACCTACATCAATAGAGTTTGACATACAAGATAGAAGTGAATATAATATAATGTAATATGAAATTAATTAAAGATAGATTTTTAGTAAAAGTAGATAAATTAGAGGAAGATACTGTAAATATAAATGGTGTAGACATATACTTTGATAGCAGTTATGACCCAATGAATCATACTAGGCAGTATGGAGAAGTTGTTGTTATACCAGAAAATTTAACTAGCGACTCAATGGATGTAAAAGTTGGAGACAGAATATACTTTCATCATTTTATATCGGATAAAAAAAACAAAATAACAGAAGATGAAGATGGTAATAACATTCTTCAGGTTGATGCTGGACAAGTATATTGTGCTGTGAGAGACGGAGAGATTATTATGCAGAACTTCTGGTGTTTTGTTGAGCCTAAAAAAGAGCCAGAAGAAAATTATAAAACCGAATCTGGTATATATATAAAGACCGACATAGAAGCAGAAGAGCTTAGAGGTTATTTGAGACACGCAAATAATGAGATTATAGATTACGGAGCAAAGTTAGATGATGAGATTATATTCTCAGAAAACTCTGAGTATCAGATGACTGTAGAAGGAAAGGAGCTCCTAAGAATGCGAAACATAGATATATTAGCTGTCGTAGAATAATGAGTATAGATGTAAACAAAAAACTAGAAGAGCTTATGCAGGCTGGTTTGGAGGCTTACGAAATACTTGTTGAAGAAATTAAAAGACCTCTAGACGAAGAGTTACAAGATGATAAAAGACGTAACGCTATGAAGGCTAAGAAAGAATGTTTTCTTGACGCTAAAGAAATACTTTCTTCTATAAAGAAGATTGAGAATCAGGTCAACGGAGAAGATGAAGATGAGGTAGAGGAAGAGAAATCTTTTACTGCTGGTTTTGTAGAAAAGTTTGCCAAAAAATAATGTCTATGTTTGAAGAAATATCTGGTATAAAGATTGAGCTTCCTGAAAAGCCCAAGAAGAAAGATATTTTGTTTTCTGGTCTACCTAAGAAAAAACAGAAATGGTCTAGGACAGAATTACCTCCTGGATTATATCCTGAAACATCCTCTAAATATGCTGACTTTATAAAGCAGGAATTTGAAAGAAGAGAGAACGGTGTTTGGTTTATGAATAATGGAGTTCCTACTTATATAACAGGGGAGCATTATTATTATTTAAACTGGTGTAAATTAGATATAGGATACCCTCAATATAGAGATAGAGATAGAAGATTTTATATTTTCTGGGAATACTGCTCTAAAGACCCTAATTGTTTTGGAATGGTTATGGTTAAGCACAGACGAGAGGGAGCATCTTACAAGGGAGCTGCTATGCTTTTATATGAGGTTACAGCCAATTACAATGCTCATGGTGGTATTATTAGTAAAACTGGTGCGGATGCTAAATCATTGTTTACTGATAAGATGGTTTATATGTTTAGAAATCTGCCATTTTTCTTTCAGCCTATAATTGATGGTTCTGACAATCCTAAGTCTACTTTAAGTTTTAATCAGCCAGGACAAAAGATAAGCAAGAACTTTAAGACTGTAACTAAGTCTGAAGCACTTAACTCAAAGATTGACTGGAGAAACACTAAGGAAAACTCATATGACTCCGTTAAGTTAGTTAGGTATTTATGTGATGAGGCAGGTAAGTGGGTTGACGCTAATGTAGAGAAGAACTGGGAGGTTGTTCGCTCATGCCTAACACTAGGAGATAAAATAATAGGTAAATGTTTTATGCCTTCAACGGTTAATGAATTGTCAAAATCTGGCGGTGAGAACTTCAAGAACTTATGGAATGATAGCGACCCTAATGATTTAGATGCTAACGGAAGAACTCGTTCAGGTTTGTATCAATACTTTACTCCAGCTTATGATGGATATGAAGGATTTATTGATGAGTACGGCATGTCTGTAGTAGACACTCCCGATAATGAGCAATCTAAATTTATAGACAAGAAAATTGGAGCTAAGGAGTTTTTAGATAACATAAGGTCTTCATATAAAAATAATACTTCAAAGCTTTCTGAAGAAAAAAGACAAAGGCCATTTAGTATTGATGAAGCCTTTAGAAGTGACGTTAACAATAGTATATTTGATGTGGAGAGGATTTATCAACAGATAGATTATAATAACGCATCTAAAGGAATGACCGTTAATGGAGATTTTGTTTGGAAGGGAGGAGTTGAAGACTCAGAGGTTATATGGCAGCCTAGAAAAAATGGCAAGTTTACTATAGCTTGGATACCCCCAGAAGATAGAAGAAACAATAAAACAACCAATAATGGAAGAGTCTTTCCAGGTAATGATATTGAGGTAGTTGCAGGTTGTGACCCTTATGACCACGACACTACAACTGACGGAAGAAGGTCTGATGCAGCAGCATACGTATATAAAAAATTCTCAATGAGAGACGACTTTTCTAATGTTTTTGTATGTGAATATATACACAGACCACCGAAAGCTGACATTTTTTATGAAGATATGATAAAAATGTGTTATTTTTACGGCTGCCAAATACTTGTAGAGAATAACAAGGTTGGGATTATAAAGTATTTTGAACGAAGAGGATATAACAATTACCTAATGGATAGACCAGAGTCAACTCACACTTCATCAAGTAGAGCTCAAAAGACAAAAGGTATTCCTAGTACAGGAGCCTCTGTTATAGCTGCTCAAGCTGAAGCTGTTTCATCTTATGTTTATGACCACGTTGGAATAAACCAAGAAACTGGTGAAATAGGAAAGTGTTACTTTAATAATCTACTAGAGGATTGGAGTAAGTTTGAAATAGATAATAGAACTAAATATGATGCTACTGTAGCTTCTAGTATAGCTTTGCTGGGCTCACAGAAATACATAAAGCCAAAAAAAGAACAAACATTTAACATGAATCAGTTTGTTAAGAAATATAAAAATACTGGAATAATTTCTAAAAGAATATGAAAATTAAGTTTGAAACAATAGGAGGATACCCTACTCCTTTCGTGAGTAATGAAGAAAAAAAGTCTGATGATTACGGTATTCAGTACTTTAAAACAATGTATTACGACTTCAAGAAGTCTGGTGAATCGACCTACTCTTTAAGAAGAAGAAACATGAATACATCAAGAAAATATTCAGATGGAGTTCAGGATGTTTCTAAGTACAAAGACTTATTAGATGTTGAAGGAGATACTTCATTCATGAATATAGATTGGACACCTGTAAGCATAATACCAAAGTTTGTTGATGTTATAGTTGGTGATTTATCTAATCAAGATTTAGAGATAAAAGCTAAAGCTGTTGATAATATATCTGAAGACATTAGGATAAAGGAAAAGAACAATCTAATGTTAAAGATGATTAACAAAGATTTCTTGGCTGAGCTTACAGAGGTCACTAAAATGGACTACAACCCTAAAGGATTTGTTCCTGAGTCTAGTGAAGAACTTGATTTATATATGCAGCTTAGTTATAAGCAGTCTCATGAAATAGCCTTAGAAGAAGGGATAAAGTTTGTTACTCAGAAAAATGATTTTGAAGAAACAAAAAGAAGAATTTTAAGAGATTTAATTGTTGTCGGACAGGGTGCCATTAAAACATCAATATGTCCATCTAGTGGAGTTAAAATAAAATATGTAGACCCTATCAACTTGGTTACATCTGGTAGTTCTTCTCCTGACTTTAAAAATATTCAGCATGCTGGGGAGGTTTACAAGGTTACTATATCTGAGTTAAAGCAAATGGCTGGAAGTCAATTTACTGATGAAGAGTATAAGGATATAGCTACTACTTACGGAAAAAAATCATCTAACTATAATTCATCTACTGGTTTTGGTTCAGAAACAAATAAATATTCTGACGAGTATGATGGATACACTATAGAAATATTAGATGCTGAGTTTATGAGTTCGTATTACTTAAAATACGAAAAGAAGATAAATAAGTTTGGAGGATATTCTTTAAACAGGAGAAGCGTAAACAAAAAGATAAAACAAAATGAAAAAAGAAAAGTTGTTCAAAACACTGTTAAGGCTGTTTTTTCTGGTAAATATATTGTAGGAAGTGATTATATATTTGATTACGGATTAGCTAAGAATATGATGAGACCTAAGTCTAATCTATCAGAGACTAATTTATCGTATATAATTTATACTCCAAATATAAGGTCTGGAAGAAATATATCTTTAGTTGAGAGAATGCTACCTTTTGCTGACCAAATACAGTTAGCTCACTTAAAGATGCAACAGCTTTTAGCTAAGGCTAGACCAAAGGGTGCTGCTTTTGAAATTGGTTCATTGGAGAATGTATCTAAAGGAGACGGTGGTAATTTTACTCCTCTTGAACTTCAGGAAATATTTGACCAGACTGGTAATATTTATTTCAGAAGGACTGATGATGAGGGTAATCAGACTCAATCAATGCCTATCGTTGAATTAGAGAACGGTATAGGTAATGATATAAGTAAGTTGATAAATATATATCAGCATAATTTACAGATGATTAGAGACGTAACTGGAGTCAATGAAGCAAGAGACGCATCTAAACCTTCTTCTGACGCACTAGTAGGTGTTCAGAAATTAGCTTTATCAGCTTCTAATAATGCCACTAGATTTATAAATCAAGGATACCTTAATATAATTAAAAGAACTGGGCAGTCAGTATCTATGAGGCTTCAGGATTTATTAAAATACGATAAGCCATTAAGAGGATATATTAGTGCTTTAGGAGAGACAACTATGAAAAACATAGAGCTAACTAAAGAGGTTTCTTTATATGACTTCGGTATATTTATTGAGGTGGCACCAGATGAATCTGAAAAACAATTATTAGAGCAAAACATTCAAATGTCTTTAGCTCAAAAAGAACTGAGATTAGAGGATGCTATATCTATACGTTCTGTAGTTAATAATAAGTTGGCTAATCAAATGCTTGTTTTAAGAAGAAAGAAGTATCAAGAAGAGGTGTCTGAACAAGCTAAGAAAAACGCTGAAGCTAATGCTGCTCAACAACAACAGTCTATAGCAGCGGCTTCTCAAGCTAAACAGCAAGAGATGCAGGCTCAGATGCAGGTAGACCAAGCTGGCTCTCAATCAGACCTAAATGTTAAGATGCAGCTTCTTCAAGCTGAGTATGAGCTTAAAAACAATTTTGCTCAAGCAGAGCATGAGAGAAGAATGGCTGAACTTCAAATTAGTGGAAGTGTAAAGGAAAAAGCTAATAAGGCTTTAGGTAGTTCTAGAGAGGGTTCTATAGAGAAAAGTGCTTACTATCAGTCTCAAATGATTGAGCAGAGAAAAGATAAAAGAGGCCCTATAGATAACCCTGATAATATTTTACCACAAATTATAGAGTAAATTACTCTTTATAATTAAAATAAACTATATTTGCAAAAATAAATTTAATTAAATATCAATAATATGGAAGAGAATAAAGGAATAGGCGATTTAATCGCTGGTGCTTTTGGAGGCGAGGTTGTAACTCCAAACAATGGTACAGAGTCAAATATTGTAGACTTAACCACTAATGAACCTCAACAAGAACAATCATCTTTTCAGGAAGAACCTGCACAGGTGGTTGACTTAACCGCTGAAAAGGCTCCTATTGAGTCTTCAAGCGCACAAGAAGAAAGTTCTTTAAATATTGAAAGTTCAGATTCTACTTCTGACTACATGTCTGAATTAAATCAACAACTAGGCTCTGATTTTGAATCTATAGAGCAATTAGTTGATAGGTTTAATGAATTATCTGATTCTCCAAAAAATGAGTCCAGCTACGCTAACGAGCAGTTAGAGGCAATGGACAAGTTTGTTAGGGAAACAGGTCGTTCTGTTAATGATTTTTTAAGAACTCAAACAGTTGATTATAACGAAATGTCTAATGACAATGTTGTAAAAGAGTATTTGAGAGCTAATAATCCAGACTTATCCAAAGAGGAAATTGATGTTTATTTCGAATCTCAATACAAATCTTCGGAGCAGGAAGAAGGAAAGATTACTCCTCAATCAGTTCAGCTGAAAAAGGATGCTTCTATAGCTCGTAAAGAGTTGCTAGAAACTCAAGACTCGTATAAGATGCCTAAAGAAGGTGCTTATAGTTCTGAGGAAGAGCAGCAACTACAACAAGCTTTTATAGAAAACATGTCCTCTGAAGTTGATTCTGTTGAGTCTATAGAGTTTGATATTAATGATTCTGGCGAAGTCTTTACTTATGCTTTATCTGATGAACAGAAAAGCTTAGCAAAAGAAACAGCTGGTAATCTTGATAACTACTTTGACAAGTATATTGACTCTGAGGGTAATTGGGACCATGATACTTTAGCTATGGATATGTTCGTTAGAGATAACTTCGATGCTATAGTTAGAGCAGTGGCTAATCAGTATAGGTCAAAAGGAACCGAGCAGGTTATTGACGAGATTAAAAACCCATCATTTACTCCAGAACAAAAAGATGTTCAAGGTTCTAAATCAATCCTTGAGCAAGTTTCTGAACAGATATATAAAGGAAGTTCTATGTGGAATAGATAATTAATAATTAATAATAACTAAATTTTTTAAAAATGTCAAATGTTTCAATTCCTAGTGGCATGGTGCTAAAGCCTACGGCAACTGCACAAGCTACTAACGATAACTACGTAAGTGCGTTGACAACAGCGAACTTGCACAAAAGAGATGTTTCTGAGCAGTTAGTAAAAAGATATGGAAGTCAGGGTATTACTGGCCTTCTTGAGTTAATGGGTGCTAAGGCTCCAACTTCTCAAACTAAATTCGAACACTACGAAGAAGCTTTCTTACACAATGATGTAAAATTCCAATTTGATTCTGCTGTTGTTGCTGCTGCTGCTACAGTTGAAGAAATCACTATTCAAACTGATTCTTTAGTTTCAGGTATTCCTGCTGTAAGAGTAGGTGATATTATGTTGTTAGAAGATGGTACTCAAGTTTATGTTCAGGCTAAGGCTGATGACGTTTCTGCAACTATCTATCCTTTAACTTCAGGTGGTTTTGTTTCAGCTAATGCTGGTTCAGTAGATGTAAACGCTGTAATCATTGGTAATGCTTTTGCAGAGGGTTCTGCTCAGCCAGTAGGATTAAGCCCACGCTTACATCACTATGAAAACCAAGTACAAATTATCAAAGAATCTTTCGAGGTTACTGGTTCAGAAGCTACTAACGTAGTTTATGTAAAAGTAGATAACGAAGAAATGGGTTCTGGATACTTATGGTACTTAAAAGGTGAAGCTGATACTTACCAAAGATTCCAGGATTATTCTGAGATTCAGATGGTTCTTGGTCAAGCTATCAACAACACTAACTTAACAGGTACATCTTCTACTTTAGATGGTACTGCATACTCTAACTCTAGTTTAAGAGGTACTGAAGGTTTATTACCATTTATCGAAAACAAAGGACAGTCTATGGACTTAGGAGCTTCTTCTATTACTATGGCTGACTTTGATGCTATGGTTAAGTCTTTAGACAAGTACAGAGGTGCTAAAGAGAATGCTCTTTACGCTGGTATTAACTTATCTTTAGATATTGATGACTTGTTAGCTGCTCAAGGAGCTTATGCTGCTGGTGGTGCTAACTACGGTACTTTCCAAAACAACAAGGATATGGCGTTGAACTTAGGTTTCAATTCGTTTACTCGTGGTGGTTATACTTTCCACAAGAAAACTTATGACTTATTCAACCACCCAAAATTACTTGGTGCTACTGGTCAAAAGTACAATGGATATGGTATGATTATTCCTATGGATACTCAGAAAGATGCTAAAAGTGGTGATGCTATTCCTTCATTGAGAATACGTTACAAAGCAGCTAATGGTTATTCAAGAGACATGGAGCACTGGTTAACTGGTTCTGCTGTTCTTCAGAATAAAACTAATACTGAGGATGTGTTGAAATCACACTACCGTTGCGAAAGAGGATTTGAAGGTTATGCAGCTAATCGCTACATGCTTATCAAAAAATCATAATTAATAATCTGACTTAATGGTGGGTGGCTTCGGCTGCCCACTATATAGTCTACTAAATACTATAATTATGAATGCTAAAAAATATTTTTTCTTTCAAACTGCTACTAAAGCTGCGGTAACTGAAGGAGAGCTTACTTTAACTGCTGTAGCTGGAGGTCCTATAGGACAAGAGATTGCTCTTACTATTGTTGAATCTGGAACTGAATCTACTTCAGCTGTTACTGTTAGTGGTAAATCTATAACTGTAGCTATTGGAACTAGTGATGACCAAACGGCAGTTACTATGAGAGATGCAATAAATGCTTCTGCTGACGCTTCTGCTTTGGTAGTTGCTACAAGTACTGGTTCTACAGCTGTAACTGCTGCTGTTTCTATTCAGTACTTAGCTCTTTCTGAGACTGACTCATTTAGTTTTCCTTTATCTAGTTTTGCTGGAATGCAACCATCTGGAGACTCTGCTTTAAACTTATACTTTAAATCAGCTAAAAACTTTGATGGAAGTGATGCTGGAGCAAATGCTTTAATTATTTCTGATAAGGTTATTCTTAATTTAGAAACAGCTAATACTCACAGAGATGCTATGCAGGCTATCATAGAGCAGATTAATTCTGCTAATGGTAATGACGGATTAATTTCTTTTGATGATAATCCTGATGATTTAGACTCAGTAGGTAAGCTTTTCAGCAATGTTGGAGCAATAACTGTAGCAGCAGCTAATTCTTAATCTTAAATAATAAATATTATGGAAAATAAATTTGTATATATAAGAGCCGTTGCTGAGGTAGCTAATGACGATGCAGTTACTGTTGACTCTGCTTGCTACCCATTGAGCTCTTTTTCTGGAGCAGCTCCTTCTGATGATGGTAAATTATCATTATTTTTTAAGTCTATGACTAACTATGATGGTTTTGATAACACTGGAGATGCTGTAGTTCATTCTGATGAGGTTGTATTAAACTTCCTTCCTGTAAACACTCATAAAGAGGTTATGGAAGGTGTTATTAATGCTTTTTCTTCCGATAGAGATGGTATGATTGTTCTTGGTGATGATGTAACTGGTGAATACTGTTTTTCAGAAATAACTAGTGTTGAGTCTATAGACGTAAGTGCTGTTAATTCTTAATCTTTAAAAACTAATATTATGTATAACGAAGAACTATATCTCTACTTTAGAACACAGCCAACCGTAGCTAATGACGATGCTGAAAACGACTCATGTCTTTTTCCTTTGTCTTCTTTTGCTGGTTACGAAGCAACTGCTGCTTCTGGTGTAAATAAAGTAAAAATGTATTTTAAGTCTATGCAAATGCACGATGGTGCTGACTACGTTACAAATGGAGTAGTTGTATCTGATGCTGTTGTAATAAGCTTAAAAGCTGGCTCAACGCCAAAAGATTTTATTGAAGACATGACTAAACAACTTAATGTTGCTTGTCACTCTAAAAATAAATTCCTTAATGTTGCTGATGATAGAGATTTGCAATATGTATCTACTCACATTGCTGAGGTAGGTGCTATTGGTATCGCTGCTGTCGCATCTTAATAACTCTAATTAGAGGGAGGTTAACCCCTCCTTCTTTTTTTTTTAATTTTTAATTTAATTTAATAATAACAAAAATGGCACGTAAAACTGTAAAAAAATCAAATGTTGTGACTCCTGTAGTAGATACTCCAGTTGTAGAATCAACACCAATCAAAGAGGCTCCAGTAGTTTCTAAACCTTTACCAAGCTTTGGTAATCAAGTAAGTAGAAAGCCCTCTATTTATAAATTAATATCAAGAGATAAAGACTCAAGAACAGGTGCGGATAAATATCCAATCGTATATATGTTAAAGGCTGAAGATGTAATTTTTGACCCTGAGTCAGGAACTCAGAGAGCTATAAGATACATTAAAGGTCAGAGGTCTATATTTGTTGATGAGCAGGACAAAGAACTTCTAGCAAAAACTCCTATAACATTTAACAATGGGTTTTTAATTGTAGAATACACAAATCCTAATCTTAAAAAATACTTAGACTTGTGTAATGCAAATCTTAACAATCCTAATAGACTTTCATCATCTGCTCCTTCTTTTGGTTTAGAAGACTCTGAAAAGAAAGCTAAAGAGAGATTGGAAAGAAGTAGAATGGAAATGGATGCTGTGACAACTGTATTAACTATGTCTTTAGATAAGTTAGTTGGTTACGCTAAAGTTCTTGGAGTTAATGTTAAGAACTCAACTGATGAGATTCGTTATGACATGAAAATGCTAGCTGAAAAAGACCCTTCAGGATTTATCGCTGGATTAGACAGTCCATTAACCGAAATGAAAGAACTGATATTGAAAGCTTCTGAATACAAAATATTAAAGATGGAGTCTAATAGAATTAACTGGACTATAGGAGACACGAAGCAGCTTGTTTCTAATGTTCCTATGGGTATTAAAGCTTTAGACCATTTAGCTGAATTATGCTTAACTGTTGATGGTGAGCCTATACTTTCTCAGATAAAAGCTCAGCTTTCTAGATACAATTAATATAAACTATATTTTTAATAAGGAGAGGTGCCATTGGTATCTCTCTTTTTTTTGTTATATTTGCTATGAAATTCATCATACGTAATGACAATAGACGAGGTATATAGATTTATTCAGTTCATAGCTAACAAAGACCAAAGAGGTTTTATTAAGCCTAGTGAGTTTAATTTAGCTGCAACTAGGGCTCAATTAGATGTTATAGAGGAAAAATTTAAGGAGAGAAATTCTCATAAAAATTTAGATGACTTAGCTCCTGTTGTGAATGTAGTAGCTTTAGCTTATAGCTCTCCGTCTTGGACTTACCCTGCTGGATTTCTCCATTTTGTTAGTCTTGAAATAGGAGGCAACGCTGTTGAACTTATAGGTCTTGAAAAATTACAGTATAGAGTTGATAGTAGTATAGTATCTCCATCACAAACTTATCCATTGGCAGTTATGATTAATAGTGGATTTAAAATATATAATAACGGAAGCACACCAGCATCTAGTGGGACTGTAACTATGTCTTACATAAAAGAACCTACTGCTCCTAAGTGGACCTATACTATTGTTAACGGTGCTCCTGTATATAACGGTTCAGCTGCTGATGCTCAAGGATTAACTCTACCATCAAGCACACATAAAGATATTTGTCATAAAATAGCTGAATACGTTGGTGTTAGTTTAAGAGATGAAGATGTGGTAACTTTTGGAGCTAGTTTTGGATTATCATCTAAAGAACAATAATAAATGGCAACTACAAGAAGAAAAATAGCTGAACAGGTTCAAAGAATAATTGAGGGTGGTAATGTATCAGATGATACAAGGATAGACATTCGTGAAATAATGGTTTTAGTTGACCAGGAAAGAGACAGTCTAGTAAGGCAATTAATAGAAGATAGATTTTACACTAAAAGCACAACGACTAATAAAGCCGAATTAGAAATAACTGGAGACTTTATTACTGTAGATTCAAGTTTATCAGTAACTAGTAATAAGGTAGAGTTGCCTAGTCAACCAATAACATTACCTAACGATATGGGTATAGTTAGAGTTTATTCAAGTTCTAACGAATACATTAGAATGCCTTATGGTGGAGGTACTTCTTCCACTAATAATAATCCTTTATATCACAATACAGTAACTAGTACTAATAAAAAGTTCTGGTATGTTCAGGGAAATGAATTATACTTATATCAAGATACTTCTGCAACTGTTAGTGTTGCTTATATTGCTACTTCTAGTAGTTTATCTGATACAGGTACCTACCCAATTCCTGCCGACATGGAAGCCACTATAGTTAAAAACTTAGTAGATGTGTTTACATTGATGAAGGGAGCTGAAGAGGATTATAAAAACAATAACATAGGATAATATGAGCGCACAATTTGTTAGTTTAGAAGAGGTAGTAAATGGCCTTTTAGTTGATGAAGGAAAAAACACTCAGGCTGAATTTTTAAGATACTACAATATAGGATTAAAGGGATTAAAAGAATTAAACTTTGATACTGTAAGAATGATTAAAGCTGTTGAGGTAACTGTTAATTCATCTACTAACACTATTACACTTCCAACAGATTACGTTAAATTCGTAAGTATATCTGTAGTAGGCTCAAACGGAGAGTTGCAATATCTAGGAAGAAAAGAAAAATTAAACCTTACAACTGGTGCAGTTTCTTCTGATGATGGAGACGACAGTCTCTATTATGACAATGTAGATAATGGTATTTATGCTAGATATGGTTTTGGTGGAGGTAATAATTCTAATGGATATTATAGAGAGAATTTAGATGGAGACACTATAGAGTTTTCTTCTGTTTCTGGAGATTTGAATAAAATTATATTAGAATATATATCGGATGGCTCTAGTGGAGTTACTGGCGATAATATTCAGGTTCACACTTTCGCTCAGGAGGCATTGGCTTCATTTGTATACTGGAAATCAATACAGAGAAAAAGAGGTATAAACGCTAATGAAAAACAATTAGCTAGAAAAGAATTTTATAACCAAAAGAGATTGGCTAGAGCTAGAATGAACTCATTTAATAAATCTGAGGCACTTCAAACATCTAGAAAAGCATTTAAGCAATCTCCTAAATTATAATTAAATGGCTGGCTTGCAGGAAAAGAAACTTTTTATAGGAGGGCTAGATAGAGATTCTGACGAAAGATTTGTGAAAGAGGGAGACTATGTTGACTCTTTAAATATAAGAAATCAGTCTTCTGACTCAAATAGCATAGGTGTTATTCAGAATATACCGGGAAACACAAAAATAACTTTTAACTTTAATAAAAAAAAATTACCTATATTATATGTTGGAGATGGTATTTTCAATGGGCATGCAGACTCTGGTCATGGAGGAGATGTTCCTAAAAGTGTAGTTTATTTTTTACCTGACTCTTTACCCTCTGGAAGCTTAGATTTTAATTTTGACATGTTGGGAGGCTCATATAAATCCTCATACTCTTCAGTAAATCTTAATGACGTAGAGGAGCTAAAAAAATGGATGGCAGGATTTGTTGAAAAAAATGCAGTAGAACTACTTTCTAGGGGTGTTGATGTAAAGTACGCTGAAAAAGGAATATCTAAAAGTTCATTATCTTTACCTTGTTTAGTTTTTTTATTAACTAACGATGGAGATTCTTTAAATATTGATGTTTTTGGAGCTGATGTTGACAACAATAAGGTGTCTAGAAATTTTAATTTTTTTAATAAACAATTTAACGTAGGGAGATAGAAAATGGCTAGAGAAATTCACAAATGTATTGGTTCATATGAGGACACACATAAAGATAAAATGTATTATTTTGTTTTCTCTAATCTTTTAGACCACTATATATTAGAATACGATTTAATAACAGATACAGTTTCTGAAATATTTAGAGACTGTATGTCTGACTCAGATAACTTGTTTTTATGGAGAGAAAACTTCTTGATAACAGAAATAAATAAAATAGGAGACATTCTTTACTTTACTTCTGATAGATATGGTGAACCTCAAGAAATAAATGTGGTTAAGTCTAAAGAGTCAATGAAGGTCATAAATGAATATGGATATGTTGAGGCTTCATCTCAAATAATGAAGGCTGAACCTGATAAGTATTATCCGTATTCTATGTATACTCCTAATGATGCTGGAGCCGTAAATAACTATCCCTATCAAGAAACTAGAGATGTTAAAAAACAGTACGTAGAGGTTAAAAAGAGACCTCCATACACAAAACCTTCGGTGTCTTTTGATACAAATTCTTCTATAAAGAAAAACAACATATTTGGAAAGTCATTTCAATTTAGGTATAGGTATCATTTTTACGACAAGCAAGTAACAGAATGGAGTAGAATAAGTGACGCTACTCATACTGATGATATGAAATCTAATGTTGCTAACTTGAACTCTGATGCTTCTTCAGATAATATTATAAATATAAGGTATATAGCTGGAAATCATCAGGTAGAATACATAGAGCTTTGCGCTAGAATATGTAAAGATTTTGATGTAGACAAGCAGGGTAATAGAGGTGATTTCTTTGTAATAGCTAAGGTGAAGAATGATTACGATAAATTTTTGAATGAAGAGTCTCTTAATTTTAGTTTTTTTAATGACAAGATATATCCTTTTGCTGACAAGAATGATATAGCAAAGATTTACGACAATGTTCCTAAGAGAGCCAGAACTCAAACATTAATATCTGATAATAGAATTTCATACGCAAATTACCTTGAGGGATTTGATGTAGAAAGTATAGATGTTGAGCTTCAACCAAAATATGGAGGTGTTACTAGTTCAGATAAGCTTTCAGCAATAATATATCCTGGTTGGACTGTAAATAGCTCAGGACAACTTTCAGGAGGATGGAGTGGTACTAATATTGATAACCAAAAATCTAGTGCCTATGCCGATAGAACTACTAGTGGTAGTCCTCATTCTATAACATTAAAAAATACATCTATTTCTAATTTAGTAGGATTGGCTCAGGACGCATCTAAGACTTGGGAGATTTCTAGTAAAGGTCTTGAAGAGGGCGGCTCGAACATAAATATTGTAATAGGCCCTTATAATTCATCATATAAATCTAGACATAAATACGGTCCTTATGATGGACAATTCAATGTAGCTGGAAATTACAACAGAGATACCAATGGTCAAGATAGTCATGGAACCGATAGAGAAACATATCAAATAAATCAACTAGTAAAATATCCGACTCCAGTTGACGAAGCAAGACAAAGTTCTTTTTGCGGAACTAAAACTGGAGGAACTAGTGGATACCCTCAAATAACATTTGCTTTTTACTACGGTGATATTGAGACTTCTGAAAATCAAATAGTAAACATAAATGCTAGCGCAAGATTTTGCTTGCAGAGTTCAAAATCCAGGTAATTTGGTTACAAGAGATATAGTTCAAGATAGTAAGGTACATATAATTGATATTCAGAAATCAATAAACACCGCATCTTCTGGAATAGATTTTTCCGATGGTTCTTCTGGATTAGACCAACAAATGATTTATGTAGCTGAGCAATTAGGAGCAGCCTATTCAAAATACTCCTCTATATCGGATAAGCCTGACGATGGAGACTACGCATGGTTACATGGTCCTTACGTTGATACAGAAAAAAAGATTTTAGTATTGCCTCTTATATCAAGTACTAAAAATAATTTTATTGATATTGATGGAGTTCCTCAAGGAAGTGAAGGTAGAAAATTTAGATTAATATGTGTTGAAGAGCATGTTCATCCAGATGCTGATGGTGAGATATTTGACAGTGGTAAAAAAGCTGGTATATCATTAAACTTTAATAACCCTACATTCGCTAATGAAGACCCACAGTTGAGCGGAGCAAATAAAGACAACACTTTTGCTATGGAGGTTATAGGTGTTGGCGGTGGAGACGGAAAGTCTGGTAGCTTTAAAGCTGGTGCTTTTCACGACTTTGGAATAATTTATTATGACGGAAAAGGAAGAAATTCTACTGTAGCTATAGATAGCGAAAATGGAACATCTAAGTGTTATGTTAAATTTTTTAGTGAAAGAGGTTTTAATGCTGACGAATCTATAAATCCTGGTCAAAATAACAACTACGGAAAGGCCAGAATAGACTGGTCGGTAAATCATCAGCCTCCTGTGTGGGCTAAGTATTGGAGTTGGGCATATTCTAAGAATACATCTGTTGATGAGTTTATACAGTTTATATGTCCTGGAGCTTTTACATCAACAATTCCAGCTACTGGAGAGTCTAGAATATTTTTATCATTACAATCTTTAAAAGGTTCTCCTGACTCTTATAGAACTCAAAATAATCCATTAATAGATTATAGTTATGTTGAGGGGGATAGAATAAGGTTTATAACCTCTCCTTGGAATTACGATACGCCAACTGCTCATACAGACGTATATATAGATGTTGCTATTACTGGATACGACCTTTATAATGGCTCAACTGAACTAGGGGAACCTTTAGAGGAGCAAGGATACTTCATAACTATAGACAGTATAGATTCACTATCTGGAGGAACTTATGACCATGTATCAACGTCAGGCAGCACAGCAAACTTTTTTGGTGATGGTTTGTTTGAAATATACAGACCTTTGAAAGAGTCTGAAGATGAGTCAACTAGAGTTTATTATGAGTTTGGGTTTAAACACACTATAGCTAATCCTCATGAACCAAATAGAGCTCATAGAGGAATGACTCATACTCAAGTAGTTGGGGTATCTCCAGCAAGAGGATATTTTGATGAGGGTGATGTATTCTTTAAAAGGAGAATAATGAGAAACTCTAATAACGATACTGAAGGACTTAGATTTACCACTTCTTTTGTAGAAGATTATTATTTGAATGATTTTTATCCTACTAATCACATAAACATAGGAAGGCCAAATGTATTCAATCCTTACGCTAGAGAAGAACTGAAGGAATCTAGTATTACTTATTCTGAGCCTTTTCAACCTGATGTAAATTATAATGGTCTAAGCACTTTTGAATTGTTTAGTTATTCTGATTTAGATAAGGCTGATGGCTCAATACAAAAAATACATTCTAGAGATACTGACATGATTGTCATACAGGAAGATAGGACTTATAAGGTTTCTATAAATAAAGATATTATAACTAATGCTGATGGTAGCGCAAATGTAGGATTATCTTCTAATGTACTAGGAAATTCTATAGCTTTTTCAGAGCACTACGGTATAAGTAAAAATCCTGAGTCTTTTGATTTTAATGGAAATATATTATACTGGGTAGACATAAAGAAAGGTGCTGTTTTAAGACTAAAAGGCAATGAGCTTAAACCTATATCTAAAGTTAACATGTTAGACTATTTTAGAGATAAATCGGAGTTGTATAGAGAGGCAAATCCTACAGCAGGATTTACGTATAATATTAGTAACTGGTATGATGAGCCATTAAGTCACACAATACCAGAGCAATTTAATTTAGTAAACTATTCCTTTAGAATATTAGGAGCTTATAATCCTAAGCACAATGAATATGTTATTACATTTCCTAGAGTTTATAAAGATGATTCTAGATATGACAATGACAATGTTAAATGGGAAGTAAAAAACGAAAAACCTGAAGAGCAAATACCTGTCTACACTATTACTGCTCCTTATGATACTGTAGTGTGGTCAGAAGTAAATCAAAGGTGGACTTCTTTTCATAGTTATGAGCCAGAGATGTATGGTAAGATAAATAGAAGATTTTTCTCTTTTAAAGATGGTGAGTTATGGCATCATGACTCAAACTCAGACCACTCTACATTTTATGGTAAAACCTTTGAAACTAAATTAAAGTTTCCTTTTAATGGATTACCTAATAAAGTAAAAACATATCAATCTCTAACTGTGGATGGTACTTTTGCTGAAGATACTACTGTTGATGGAGTTAACTCTGGAACTAAGACATCATACGACACGACATTAGATACAAATCTATCTTCTACTAGTATAGATAAAACCACATACAATAGAAAAGAAGGATTATTGTATTCTGACATTCCTTTTGCTACTGGAGATATTGATGGAGAACCTGGGAATAGTGAGTTTTTTGGATTAGGAAACATAACTACAGCTGTAGATTCAGCTACTGTTACTTTAGCGGATACTCCAAATAATGGGGTTAATGTAGGAGATAATATATATTTTAGTCAAGCAGGTGGTCACACTCTAATTGGAACTATACAATCAATAGGAGCTACCACATATACGTTGACATCAAATGCAAACTCAGCATTAACAAGCAGTTTTGCCTATGTTATTAAGTCAGGAGAAGCTGAAGGGGATAGAATGAAAGGTAACTTTATGAATGTTACTTTAACTAAGAGGACTAAGAAGCCAATAGAGATATATAGTGTTAATTCTAACAACTCTAAAAGCGAGCTTAGTGAAGAATAATTTATTATATTTGTAAAAATTTAGAAATGAAAAAATCTAACAAGAAATCTAAAAAGAAATACAGACCAAAGATTAAGTACAGTGTCGGAGGTAATGTTGTAAGAGGTATACAGGCTGGTAAACTTCAAAAAGAATTTGAACAAAAGGCCGCTCAAACTCAGTCTGATATAGATGCTTTCGATAAGAGCTCACTTCAAATGAAAGGTTCTACCACTCTTCAAAAGATGGTTGACGAGCCAATATCACAAAGTTTAGTTGAGGCTAAACAAGAGGCTCAAAAAACTACTGAAGCTACAGCAATGGGTGCTGCTCAAAAAGGTGGAGCTAAATCAGCAATGGCTGGCCTTTCTGCTATACTAGCTTCTGGACAATCAGCTGACTTGGCTGCTATGGATAAATCTCAAGCTGCTTTGACTTCAGCTCAACAAGCTAAAGCTTCTGAAGAAGGCTCTCAAGATGTGGTTAGAAGAGGATTAGCTACGGAAGAACTAAAAGGAATGCAAACATCTTTAAAAGAATCTAAGGATTCAGCATTAGCAGCTAGAATGGCTAAACAACAAGCTTTTGTTTCTGCTGGTGAAGACGCATATGAGGTAGGTAAAGAGGCTGTAAAGGCTGCGGCTACTGGTGGAGCATCACTTGCTGTTGATGCTGTAGAAGCTAAAGAAGGAATGATAACTCCTAAAAAAGGAAAGCCTCAAGTTAGTAGAGGTAAATTTGACCACGATAAAAATCCTATAGATATTATGGATAAGGGTGGAGTTTCTGATGTAGAGCAGGATGGAGAGAAGGTAGGAGAGCTTACTGGAGGTGAGTCTATATTTAACCCTGAAGATACTAAGAAAATGCAAGACTTAGTGAAAGATGGTGATGAGAAAGGATTGATGAATCATATGGCTATGTTATTTGATAGGTTTGAAAAGCAGGACCTAGAACACATGGAAAATGAAGCTGAAGAGCAAATGGCTAAGAAAGGCATTATGTATAAAGATAGCGGAAAAATTCCTAGCAAAATGAAAGGCTTTTCAAGTCTTCCTGAGTCTGTTCAAGAAAAGATGAGCTCTGAGCTTGCTAAAAAGTATATGAGTGGAGGCTCCTATAAACCTAAATTCAAATTTAAAAAATAATGTCAAAGTATATTTATTATCAGGCAGCTGAAACTCCTAAGTTTGCTGAAATAGTCAACAAACAAAAGGCTAACTCTAATCTTAATAATGGTTTGGATAATTCAAGAAAAACTCCTAAACCAAAATTAAGTAAGGTTACTGGAGAGTTTGATAAGCCTTATATGAATATAAGAAAAAATCTTCTTGAAAAGCTCAATCAATATGAGGTTGAGATGGCTGGCAGATATGATGAGCCTGAGGTAAATGCTACCATAGAGGATTATAAGAGACAGATAATAGATTTAGGAAAGTTTTCTAGTGGAGAGGCTCAAGCCTATGAGTTTTTAAGTACTTCTGTTCAAAATCCTTATGACGAAAAAGGAAATTTATTGTACGATATAGATTCTTTAAAAAAAGTTCCTAAGATGTTGACTCCTGAAGATGTTGTTTCAGCTAGTTCAAATGTAAGTGATGGTCAAGACTACTTTTACTTATTTGGAGAGCAATCACCGATGAAAGATGAAGAATCAGGAGATTATATATTAGATAATGATGGTTATCTAATTGATGAGGATGGGAAAAGAATAGTAGCTCATAATTCTGACGGCTCTACAGTAGACTCAGATGTATATGAATTTGAAAAGAGGAGACAATACATAGACTCCTTAGACCCAAATGGATTTGATTTTGGTAAAAATGAAGCTGAATATAATGGAGTTCCTGTAAGTAAGATTCCTGAATTAAACTTTGAAAAGTCTGAATTAATATCAGCTCCAAAACCAATAGACTATTTAGGAGGAATAACCAATTCTGTAAAAGTTTTAAGTGGAGGCTTTAATCCTGAAACTGGTAAAATAAATGAAGAAGGTGAATTATCAGCTAGAGAACAAATAAAAGGATTAATAAAATTAAAAACTGATGGAAGTTATTCTAATGAAAATAGTGTAGGAGCTATTAATGAAATAGCTATAATGTATCTTGATGAGATTCAAGGAAATTCAGACCCTACTGAAAGCGCAATACTAGAAATTACAGGAAATCCTGATACTCCTGGATATGGAGGTCAAACATTTTCTGATTACGCAGAAGATAAGCTGTACGATAGATGGTCTGAAGGAAGGTCATATAGACCAGCTAAACCAGTAAGTTCTTTTGTTGGGGGAGGCAAATCTAAGGATTACTTTGCAGGTTCTTTAGCTTCAGATGATTTCAGAGAATTATCAAACTATACTGCTATTGTGGATGGAGGAGCAGCAACACCTATAACAACATTAGCTTATTCTGAGGCTAATCTTAATAATCCTAAAACTCTACAAACTTTAGTTTTAAAGCCTGGGGTTATATTTCCTAGAGCTGTAGCTGGATTTGAAAAACTTAAAGACAAAACTTTTAGAGTTGTTACTGATAACGTAAGGATACAGCCAGTAGACATATCTACAAATCAAGTAGCAACTAAAGAACAGATAGAGTCTGGAGACCCTAATGTTAAGTTTATTCCTTACGCATTAGCTAAGGCTCAGTCAAATATTCCTATGAGTTCTGAACAGTATTTAAAAACCTTAAATGATATACCTAAAGAGGACAGGGACTCATTCTCGCAACTGCAAGATTTACTAACAAAGCAGGATAAAACAACTGAAATTTTAGTACCTTTGAGTCAAATGTTTACAAACAAAGAATTAGCTCAGTTCAAGTCTATTGTAGATATGGCAGAAAAACTAAACAAAGAGCACGATTCTATAAACTCTAATTTATCTGACGAAGAGTTAGAAAACAAAAAGACAAACATGAGGAATAAATACAATTACTAATGGAAGAGACTGAAGAAGAAAAAAGATTAAGAGAATACAATGAGTACATTAAATCACTTCCAGAGGGAGACCCTAGAAAAGAAAGCGGTATAGATACTCCAGTAGATTTTGAGCAAAAAAAAGAGATAGAAGACTTTAGCAACAACGAAGAATTAATGAATGCTTACAATAATGGTGAGCTATCTTCTGAGTCTACTGAAAGAATGAATATTCTTACTAAAAATGCTGAGGATGCTAAAGTTGATTCTAAAGATTTAATGCTGTCCGAGGAAGACAGAGTTAAATTAGACGGTATAGTTATTCAAATGGAATCTAATAACGAGTCTTCTGATGATATTAATTTTCTTGTAAACGATTTCAAGCAAAAATACGGTAAAAAAAAAATTTCGGATACGGATGGTTCTACATCAGACTCGGAAGATGGTGCTTCGGATTCAAGCGTTTTTGATTACAACTTACAAACACAAGTATGGCTTAAAGATGGCTCTGTAGTAGACGCATCTCAAGTTCCTGACTTTGAAAAAGAAAGGGTATACAGTGAGCAGCAGCCAATTAAAGAATCTGAAGATGATATTGCAGCTCAAGTAAATTTAGGTAAAGATGCTATAGTTCACTCATATCCAGTAGGATTAGGAGATGACGGAGAGTACCTATCTACTATAAGATTTGGAGAAGATGATACTCTTGTATATGTTGATAGTGAAGGGCAAGAACTCAACAAAACTTATAACACTTTAAAAGAAGAGTTAGATAGTTTGAAGTCTAGATATAATAGAATGTCTGAGGCTCCACAATTACCAGGGAAAGTTTCAAAAGAAATATTGAAACAATTATCAGAAAAGCAATCTGAGTTCGATTTAGTAGACCAGCAAATAAAACAAAACATAGATAAAAATAAAACTATACAATTAAACAATAGTTTAAATTCATTTAGAGGCAATGAAAAGGACTGGGATGCAAAGATAATATACTCTTTACCTTCAGAGCACTTTTACAATGAAGACGCTACAAAAATATTTGGAAGAGGATTAACGACTCAAGAATTACTAAACTATCAAGGAGAGTTGCTTTCTGATAGAGCTAACAATAATTACGGAATAGTTGGTAATACTATTAGCGAGTTTGGATTTTCTGAATACAGTAAAGAAGATTTAACTAATAATATTATATTTAATTTTGAATCTGACTTAGAGGACAATGCCAAGAAATATCTTACTGATGAAGATATACAGAAAGCTAAGCTAAGTAATAGAGCTTACGAAATAGAAAAAGAATTAGAGAATAATCCTAGAGCTGAGAACGCCAATGAACTTCGTAAAGAGCTAAGACAAATAAAACGTGGTATAGGTAGTATAAATATAACTACACCTATGTTTAATGTTGACGGAGAAAGAATTGATAGAGAGTTTGCTAATAAAGAGAATGTACAATCATTTAATCAACAGGTAGAATTAAACTATCAAATGTTTGACCAGACCGATAGAGGTGAATTAATGACTGTATATGAAAGGTACTCATCTATTAAAAAACAACTAGAGAACGATTTTGAGACATTAACATTTAAAGACTTATTAGGTCAGCCAATATCTATTAAAGATGCTTTTGAAAAAAAGAATATTGATAGAATGGGTGTTCTTGGAGGTACTATAGATGATGCTATTGGATATTTAGGATTAGAGCCAGAATCTGAAAAAAATATTAGAAGAGTTGTAGGTAACTACAAAAGACTATATGAGGAGAATGAATCTAAACTTATAGCAGCTACTAGAGTTTTGGCTACAAACACAGACCCAGGCTCAATAGATAAGGGTGGATTTGCTAATCTAAAATTATTTGCTGAAGGTTTTGGAGAAGGCTTTCTAGATATATTTGTTGATAATCCTGATATTAAGACTGATGCCGATTTCATAGCTACGTTTGGTCAGATTATGCAAGAGAATGGTATTGAGATGACTGAAGACCAGATTAAACAAACCACTACAGATATATCTGATATGGTTGCTAGCGGTCTAGGTACTTCTTTACCTATAATGGCTCAGATAATGTTAACAAGAAAGATTCCTTTATCTTTGATAGGTAAGTTAAGACAAACATCGAGATACAAGGCTTTAACGGCATATGCTAATAGCTATGGAACTACTGGTAAATTTGCTTTAAAATTATCAGAAGATATACTTACTGGTGCTACTTCTTTCGGTCTTGTTCCTTCAGACAATATAAGTGTAGCCATGGGCGTTGGTGAGGGTACAGCTGGTGCTGTTTTTGAGACATTCTTTCCTCAATCCAAAGCGTATCATATTATAAGGAGAGCATTTGAAAGTGCTGGTGCTAAAGGAATAAATATAGGAGCATATTCTATTAGAATTTTAGGCGGTGGAGCAGGAGAGACTATTGCTGAATATTCTGGCGACATGCTTAACAATCTAACTAAAAATGGATTTGATTGGGAAAATGCACTGGAGCAAACATTTGGTAGAACTGGTGATGAAGCTTTAGATAAGTTAGTTGCTACGGCTTTGACATGTACTATGTTCTCTTCTGCATTCAATGCGGGTATGCTTAATCTTACGATAGATGAGATTAATCAAAAGTATGGAGACCCTAATCAAGATAAAAAAATAAAAGAGGCTTTAGCTAAACTAAACCTACTAATAGAAAAACATAAACAAAGCGAACCTGGAACTCAGTTATCTTTACTTGATAATGAAGCTTTCGTTGAAGGAACAGTTTTAGTTGATGATGAGTCTATTAAACAAAGAGGCGGAGAGGCAATATTAGTTACTGAAGGCTCCAAACTGTTTAACGACCCTGTAAAAGAAACAGCTTTGATAGCTGATGAATATCTACAGAACAACTCTGAAGGCTTAGGTGTAACTCCTACTGGTGCTAGACCTATTCCAGAGATAGACATAGAAAATTCTAAACGTATAGCTGATGCTTTCGATGCTATGAAGCACGAACCTACAAATCCTGAGGTTGTAGCAGCTTATGAGGCTATGGCTAAGGAAACTATAGACCAGTTTAACTTAGTGTCTAACAAAGGATATAAAGTAGAAATATGGAAGGGTGAGGGAGAACCTTACGCTAACTCAGCAGAGATGATTAAGGATGTTAGGGACAACAAACATATGTATATCTATTCTACTGAGTCTGGTTTTGGTCAAGAAGGAATTACTAAAGAGCAGAGAGCAGAAAATCCTTTACTATCTGAAACAGAGTTTACCGATATTAATGGAGAGCCATTGGTGGTCAATGACTTATTTAGATTTGTCCATGACTTTTTCGGTCATACAGAGCTAGGAAATGGATTTGGACCAAAGGGTGAGGAGAACGCTTGGGTCAATCATTCTCGTATGTATAGTCCTGAGGCTAGAAGAGCTATGACAACAGAGACAAGAGGACAAAACTCTTGGGTTAACTTTGGCAAGCAGATAAGAAGAGAAGATGGCTCCATACCTAAGAAAGGCGACCCTGACTACGTTCCTCTATCTGAAAGAGAATATGCAGACCAAAAGATAGGACTACTTCCTGATGATATAGTTAATCAACTTCCTGACATGCAGACAGTTATAACTGAAGATGTTGATGTTGAGACTACTGTAGAATTTAGTGAAGAATCTAATACGTTTGTTTCTGAACAAATAGAAAACGCTTTATCTAATAAGGTAGACGGAAAGAATAACAATAAATTAGGTAGACTTGACCTAGGCATGAGTACAGTTAATATTCAAAAGGGTATTAGCGATTACGTCAATAATGTAGAGAGTGATGAAAGAGCTCAACTAGAAGACGCACTAAGAACTATGTATGATTCTGGTGAGATTAAATTTTTAGGGGTAGATGGAAAGAAAGTAGTTAGAACCAGTGTTTCTGTATCAGACTCACAGAACTTAAAAGAAGACATAAAGGTAACTAAGGATACACCTTATGTGTTCAATAAGCCTGAGTTAAACAAAGAGCAGTTTGAGCTCAACATGGAAAGAACTCAAAACGGAACTGTAGAAGGAGGAACTACATTTAATGAAGAAATAGGAAATCTTGACGGAAAGAAATTATTTTCTGTAAGTATATTCCCTGAAATGTCCTTAGTAAAAGAATCTGGGGAAACATTTACTCAACAAGAGATTGAGGCCTTTAAGGTAAAGCATAAGGATATATTAGATAGAAGTAAAAACTTAGCGGTAGGAACATTTACTAGCGGTTTATCTGGAAAGTCTTATCTAGATATAGTTGCTTTAGTACCATCCTCTAATGCTGTTCAAGCTGAGCAATTAGCTATAGCTTACAATCAGGAATCTTTTTATGATTTGGAAAAAGGTAAAGTTATTGAAGTTGGAGGCACTGGAGAAACTGTAGAGGGACTTCCTGAAATCACAGAGAGATTGTCTGAGATTGAGACAGCTAATGTAACAGAGTCTTATGTCAATAAACTAGATAATAAGATTCAAGAGTATATTGAAAATATTGATTTATTATCACCTGCTGACCCGTTTTTAGTTACAGCTACAGTGAGAGCTGGACTTGTGGTAATGCAGAAGGCCCTAAGAGCTGGAGTAAGTGTAGCTAATGCAATGCAACAAGCTATTGATTACATAAAGACTAATAAGCCTTCTGATGAAATATTTGATGAAGATTCATTTAAGGCTCAGTTTACCGACAGTCCAAACAACTCTAAAACTTCAGCTAACATAAATAATCCTAACAGAAACTCTGATGGAATTATAGAGGTTAATGAAACAGAATTAGAGTCAGAGCCTGTTGAGATAATTAACAATGAGGCTGAACCAGAAACTGTTCAAACAAATAGACCTGGTGATGCTTCAAGAATGGATGGTGCTGATAAAAAAAGAAAGTCAGACTATGAGAAAAGCAGAAAGAGATTTACTATTGAGGAATTTAGAATTAAACTCAACGAGTTAGGATTTGATGAAAACTATAGAATAAAAAGAGAACTCCTGAAGTTAGCCGAAGAAAACAATCTTACTGAAGAGGCTCTAAACGCTATAGCAAATAGAGAATTACAGAATGGAGCTTCTGCGGCTGCTAAGAACTACTCAGAAGAAGTTACTAGAAAAATGGATGGGGGTGTAGGTAAGTCCCATTTAAACAAGTCTGAAAGAGATTTAAGTGACAGATTAATAGAAGCTGAAAGAATCATATCCTTAGATAAGCATTATGATAAAATGAAATTACAGGTTGATGATTGATTAATGATTTATCAACAATGGAGGTTGAAACAGATTCTTACAATGAGACTTTAGATAAGATTAATATGTTATCAGATAAAATGGGATTAACATTTGATTCTGAAAACGGAAATCTTATGATGGGTGAAGAGACTGTTCCAGAAGGTTTAGATACTGAAACATTTCCATGGAGACTAAAACACCCTGTGGGACAGGATGGAGAAATGATAAGTGGAGAAGACGCTCAATCTTTTATAGATAGAGAGATGTCTAACAATCCTGATTACGAAAGAGCTAAAGAGAGAGCTGACATTTACTTTGATGCTACAAGCAATCTTCTTAAATTTAAACTTGAGGAAGGATTGATAGATAAGGAGACGTATGATAGGTTAAGTGAAATGAAATATTCTCCAAGAGCTTTTATTGAACACATGATGTCTGTAGAGGACGCAGGTAAAACGGATAGAACTGTTGAGCAGCTATCATCTCCTTTGAAATCTTTAGATGGAGGTTCTGGTAAGTCTTTGCATAATGATGCTACTGACTTAATACAGAAACAAATATCTGGAACTTATAAACTTGCATTTAAGAATAGAGCTAGAAAAGGATTACTAGAAGTAATTAATCAATCAGTTAATGATGGAAAAGATATTTCTGATTTTGGATACGTTATAGATAGGAAAAATCCTTTAATGGATGGATATGTATCTATGGATGTAATGGTTGATGGAAAAAAAATAAGCATGGCTATAGACCAAGAGATGGCTCAAAGCTTTGATGGTGGCACTCAAAATCTACCAGGATGGCTTAGATGGGTGTCTGGCTCTCAGATACTAAAAACATTTGCTACAGGTATAAATCCACTATTTGCTTTAGGAAACCTTCCTAGAGACTTTGTTCATGTTATAATGAGTACGGATACATATGGAACGATACTTCCTGTTTCAGCTGCTAAACTATCTTATGATATACTTTCTAACGCTTCCACAAGTGTATCTAGAGGTGAGGATTATCAAAAAGCTATATCTCAAGGGATGGGTATGGATTTTTTATCTACTCAAGGTAAGGTGAATATAAATAAAGGAGATAGCAGAACACAAAAGACATCTAAAAATGTATTTAACGCTTTATCTTGGTTTGGCGAGACATCAGAGATTATGGTTCGTATGGCTGTTCGTTCAAGGCAAATATCTAATAGAACAAAAGAGTTCGAAAGCGTAAATGGAAGAAAACCTAATGCTAAGGAATTAGAAAAAATAGAAAGACTAGCTACTAATGACTCTAGACAGACTATGGACTTTGGTAAAGGTGGAAGATGGGCTAAGCAAGCGGACACTGTTCTACCTTATCTAAA